CCTCCAGATTCAGAATACCGAGTGGAGCCTTACTGCCTGCACCGTTAAGGGCCGCATCATCAATCCCTTGGGCATGTGCCAGTATCATCTCATTCATTATCAGGGATTCCACATCCATACTCGTCTGATTCAGCAGATCTTTGGTAAAGGCCGTAGTGATCACCAGGCGTTTCTGCTTCATCTCCTGAAGGCTGAAAGAAATCTTCTCGTTTTCAACAGTCTCGGCTTCACCCGCCCAGGAGATATCCACCTTCGAATTTTTTACAAAACTCAGCGTACCGATCAGTCCGGTCAGGAATTTTGCACCCAGCTTCTGCATCACCAGATTAGCACGCAACGCTTCGATATAGGTCGGCCCGGAAGTTTGTATCAAATTGCCTCCATCAGCAGCAGTCCCGGCATTCTGTCCGGCCGCAGCCCTGACATTCTTTACCGACAATACCGAATAAGGAATACAAACACCCTTAACCGTCCGGCCCAATTCGCCGGCTTCCTTTCTTCCTTCCTGTGCCATCTCCAATTCAAAACCCTCCAACTTACCTTCTGCAGCCTCGCGAATAAATTTTTGGAAAGAAAAACGGTTTATTTCACTCCGTTCCTGCTCTGAGAACTTATCTGCTACCGAAGCCCTTTCTGCCCGATCCAAAGCCTGTGCATCCTCCAGTTCACTGGTAAGTCCCCGCACTTTTTCCAGAGCTGCTTTAGCTTCCTCTGCTTTTCCCTCTCCCCGAAAACGCTTATAGTTCTCAATCTCCGTAGAGAGTTCTTTTTTAATTTCATGAATTTTTCTCATATCTGTCAATTTAAAAATGAATAGTTATTTGTCTATTGCCAATTCCGCCTCGGCCAGAACAACATCAGCATCATCAGTCGCCCGATCTTCCGGTATGTCCTCCGGAACTTCCGGGGCTTCTCCCTCTTCCGTTTTTTCCGGAGCCTTCCGTTCATCCAGCAAATCCAGTATATCCCGGACCTTCATATCTTCAATCTCGGAATACCGGAAACGGCCATCCAAAGCCCGGTAAATAAAATTGATCGCATCTACCGTGTTATCCCGAAAACCACGTTTCAGTGCATTTTTGTTGGACGGAATGTTCACGACCGACACTTCCAGCAATTCCTGACCGTCAAAATAATAGGTCGGATTAGATCCGTTCTTCGCTTCTTCACCTTCTCCCCAGGCGCCCTCTTTAGTCGGCACAAAACCGACAGAAACAGCTTTCAAAGTGCCATGCAGAATCTTACGGAAGATCTTTTCGGCTAAAGGGTTCAACTCTGCAGGTTCAAAGGTCATCGAAACAATCAGTTGATTATCCTCAATCCGGGCCTGTCCGGTTCCGATCACCCGGTCCGGATCCTCATTCCCGCACATATCACCATAAACATTATGCTGATATCCGATAATTCCGTTACTATTAAACCGGGTAAGATCCCACTTATCCACAGGAACCACCGTTCCGTGAGCGTCCCTCGTATTATCCGAAGCAACAAACTCAATCGTTCGGGTTTCTTCAACGTTCCCTGCAAGCTTTCTTACATGTCCTATTAAATTCGTCTTCATTTTTATCCTGATTTTCTTGTCCTACAATTGTCATATTCGAAGGATATAGCATGTCATCCAGTCCCTCAAGCCGCGGGTATCCCTCCATTTGCCGGATCTCATTCCGGCTATGGATACCATTTTGTATGCTGGTCCGATACCATTCCGACCGGGCCGCCGTATCACCACGCATCAGGCCATTTAAGTCGAACTTCACGCTATACTGATCCGTTTCCCCTTCGAAAAAAAGTTTGGTTTCCAGCTCTGTTTCGATCCGTTTCACGGAAGGACGGAGAGAAAAGGTGGTAAACTGAATCGTCTGATGCTCGATATTGGAGAAGGTTGCATGGCTCATTTCGCATAGCATATGCGGAGGAACATTAAAGATCCGGGCTATATCCTGAATGGAAAAAGTTTCCGTCTGCAATAACTGGGCGGAAATAGGAGAAATGCCGACTTGCTTATATTTTATTCCATATTCCAGGAGCGGGGTTTCATAGTTCCGGGACGACTCGTTAAAATGCTTCACAAAATTATTATACTCCGTATCAGACATCGACCCGTCAGCTTCCAATACCGCCCTGATATTGCCGCCCTTTTTATAGAATTCCGCACCGAATTTCGTCGCCGCCACACCCTTTGCTATAGAAATCGCATTATATTCTATTGGATTCAGGCCCTTCAGTCCGTTCAGGGTTGTCAGCATAAAATGACACATTTCCTCATTGCTGTAAATACCGTCCAGCCCTAACCGATTTCCATAGACCTTAAAATATTTTTTCCGGTCCTTGACAGTCACACTGGTTTCAGAAGGCAATACCGGATGTAAGGCAACCGGATCCCCGTGTGCATCCCGCTCAATGATTGCATAAGAATTTCCCCAACCGTCCATTCCGGCATTAATACAATCCCAGAAATTGAAAATATTCATATATGGGTTAGGCTTAACCCGGATCAAACGGCTAACAGGATGATTATTTACCGCTTCTTCTCCCCGGAGAGTATTTTTCGCAATCTTTTTCGGCAGGGAAGCAATATTCTCAGAACGTAACCGGATCGCTGCAAATACCGCTGTAATACGCATCGCTACATCATTATTAACGGTCACTCCATAATCGATACCATTCCGGAGAGAAGAAACCTTTTCCTCATATTCCTTCCTGGTGGTCACTTCGACCTCTCTTTTAGCTGCCTTTTTATCCCATATTTCGCGTAAGAATGTCATTTGCCATAAATTTATATAGCAAAGAAAACGGGATTTGCAACACCTGTCAATTCGACAATGTCGTATTTCTGCATCGACAATGTCGTATTTTTTCAAGTTCCGGGGAAAATTTAA